CTTCCTGCTGGAACTGTAGCCCATTTAACACCACTAGCTTCATTACTATCAGCAACTAATACATGGTTATTTGTACCGACACTAAGGATTGTAGGACTATTTCCACCTACAATTATCTGACCTTTAGTACCTAAGTCAGTGTTCATCACAGCTCCCGCTGCATTGACGTTAGTAGCGTCAGTTACATCAGCATTAGCTTCAATAGCGTTTAGTTTAGAGTGATCAGCATCAGTAAATACATTAGAATCTGTTGCTGCTTCTACTGCAGCTCTGATTTCAGCATTTGTTTGGTCAGCTGTAGCACTAGCTTCTATTGCATTTAACTTAGAGTGATCTGCATCTGTAAACACATTTGAATCACTAGCAGATTCTACTAATGTCCTTATCTCTGCAGCTGTTTGATCAGCAGTAGCTGAAGCTTCTATAGCATTTAATTTGCTATGATCAGCGTCAGTAAAGACATTACTATCACTAGCTGATTCTACAAGTGTCCTTATTTCTCCAGCTGTTTGATCACCTGTAGCTCCAGCTTCTAGTCCATCTAACTTAGAACCATCTGTAGCTACGTCTCTACCATCTACAGTACCTGAAACAGTAATGTTTCCAGTTACTCCTAAAGCACCTGTAGAAGCTGAACCAGTAGTAGATATATTTTGTGATCCAAATGCAGGACTTACCTTTGTACCAGCTATAGCAGCTGAGGCGTTAACGTCAGCATTAACTATAGTTCCGTCTAAAATCTTTGTACTATTAACAGCTCCATCAGCTATACTTTCTGTTTGAACTTGTTGTTCTTGTAATTCATGTATACCGAATAAAGCTTGTTCGATGTTGGCATTTAAATCACCAGCACGTATTGATGATCCAGCTGCAAAGACAGCTTTAGGATCTTCATCACCAGTATTCTTACCAACTGTTGTTTCTCTATAAACCCTTACAGTGACTCCACTTTTTGGAGACCCGTCAGTTTCCTGAACTGAACTATCAACACTAGTATTATTGAAAGTTATGTTAGCAGGAATACGTGATGCCGTATATTTAGTTGTTGCTTGTGTTACTCCATTAAGAGCAACCTTTATATCTTCAGTTTGTAGAACGGGGAAGTCATAAGTAAATACTTTATTAGAGCC